GCACTTTACGGGTGTCTTCGGGGTATAGAATAACGCTACCTTCTAGTTGTTCTTTTAGCTGTATTGTTTCGTGTTTATATTCTTCGTCTTGGTAGCTTGTTAAGTCGTGGTGCGTTCTTATTCCGTGTATTATTGTAGCGTGGTGCTTACCAAAAATTTCGCCTATTTGCGTAAGGCTGAAGCCGCTAGTTCGTAGTTCATTGTAAAGAAACGCACGCTTGTAAATTAGGCCACGATCGCGGCATTTGTTTGTAAGGTCGTAGCGTTCTATTAGTTCGTGTATTATTGCTATTCTGTTTTTCATATTTCCGTTATTTTAAACTTACCTAAATTGTAGTTATTTGTAAATAGTAGTTCGGACTTCGCGGCGTAGGCCATTGTTTTAGAGTAGAAGCGCCAGCTTTGCACCGCTTTAGAACCGACGTAATAGGTTAGTAGGTATTTCATACTCCGTAAAATTGGTTATTAAATTCGTCTTCTATGTATTCGTTATTTTGAGCCTCAAAGAAATTAGCTTCGATATTGCCTATCTGTTTTCTTGTAGCTACCTTGCGTTGGCTATTTCTTAAAACCATTTTAAGCGCGTTTCTTAAGTGTGTTTCGCTCATTTGGTCTACGTCTATTAATTGGCCGTCGCGCATTTTCCAGTAGTATTTCATATTTCTTGCATTTTAATTTCACAAATTCGCTTGTAAAGGTCTTCGTTAAACGTAGTCCAAAAGCGGTTTATTTGGTAGCGGTTAAATGCCCCAGTCAGGGGAAAAGTTTTCTTCGTACCATTCGCATATTTCTTGCTGCAAAAGGGCGTGGCCTTGTTCGTTAAGTGCGTCGTAAAGTTCTCTTTCAGTTTCTTTGGTGTTTTCATAAATTTCGGTTATTGTATAGGTTAAGTTTTCTTGGTCGTTAATTCTGTCGTATTTGAATTTTATTTTTACCTCTGCTAGTGGTTCGTCTTCGTAAGCGCTATATATTACCGCTGTCGTAGTTCCGTCGTAATAAAAGCCGCCGTCTGTTTCTAGCCAAATTTTAGTTTCCATACTTTTCATTATAAATGCGTTGTGAATACTTTAAGTAACTTGCTGGTAGTTCGTAGCTTTGAACTTTTGTGTTTTCCGTCTTTGGCTCGCTTTTAGCTTGTCTAGGGTTGGCCGTAAACACGAACCATAAAAAGACAAACATTAAAGGAATAGCAGCAAAGATGCCATGCAATAGGTCTTTTTCGTCTGCGTTAAGCGTTTTGTATTGGTTTATTAGTTTCATTTTTTTAGGTATTAAAAAGTTAATTGTTCTAGTTCAAAAGTAAAGGCGCGTTTGTCGCTAGTAGTGTCTAAAAGGTTACGACCTTTTTTCATAGCGTTAAAATAGTTTTCAGCTGTTATATTCATGAATAACAATGTTTCGCGGTTGTAATCTAAAATGGTAATTCTAAAAGTTTTCATTTCGTTGTCGTTTTTGTATATGCAAATATATACACTAATTCGTTATTAACAAAAAAAAGTTGCATTTTTTTAACATTATTTTCTAGATGCTAGTATTTATAGGGCTTACAGACGCAAAAATTTTTTCTATTTTTTTATAGAAAACAAAAAAGCCACCCCGAAAGGTGGCCTTAACCTATTATGAAACGTGTAAATTTACGAAAAAAAGTATTCGTTTATGCTTTTTCGGTGTTCGTCGTAGTTAAAATGTACGAAGCCCGACCTACCTAGTTGAAAGTTTGTAGCTACCCAGTTGCTAGAGGGGCTAAAAGCTGGATAGTTATAATACTTAAATGCGTCCGAACTTGCGCTATCGAACAAGTATAGGTGGCTGTCGCCTTTTTCGAACGTTATTTCGTAGCCTTTGTTTAATAATTGCTTCGTGTTTAGGTAGCCCATTATTTTGTTAATCTGCGCGGGATCTATTTTTGGCTTAAACCCGTGCTTTAAATTGTGGGTGTCTTTGCCGTGTGTAGTAACGAAGCAATAGTTACCTATTATTTGGTAGTCAATAAACGCCGTTTGGTTAGTTACGTGTACGTTGTTTAGTTCGCGTTCTATGTAGTGTTTAACAGCTTGGTTTACAAAGTACGAAAAGTCGCCGCTATGGTTGTCGTTACAAATGTTTCGTATTTCGATAGCCTTATAATAAGGCGCAATGGCTTGCACTAACCTAACTTTAAACATAAAGCCCACGTCAAACGCTTGCTGATTGCTCATGTTTTGCGGTAACGCATGGCCACCTCTAGTAGTTTGGCCGTTAAAGCCGTCCAGAAAGTCGCCCAAATCTAGTATATAAAGCGTGTCGCTGTTTTGTTTTTCTAGCGTGTACGTTACCATTTGCGTAAGGCGGTCCAATAGTATTGTTTCTGTCCATTCTACGCCGTACATATTGCGGCCTTTGTCGCTTGCGTCCATTCCTATATGCACGTCGGTAAAAACTAGCTTGTCGAATAGCCCGCTATGGCTTCGTTTTTTTCTAGGTTCTATTTCTAGCTTCGGGGCGTTTTCAATTAGCGCTTTAAAGTCAATGTTTTTAATGTCAAAGTCGCTACCAAAAGACGGGTTTTTAAAGAAAAGGCTGGCATCGTTTGTTTTGAGCCAGCCATGTTTAACGTCTTTGTCGTCTAGTCCTAGTTCGTTGGACTTGTTTTTAATAGCCCTATACTGCGCTACTATGTCGAATTCTTCGCGTGTAATACGCGGCCTAAATTTACTCATAAAGGAATTTTTGAGAATTTGAGCAACCAATTAGTAATAAAACCAGCGCCGAAACCTATAATAAACAGCCACAAGTTAGGCTTTTTTTTATTATTACGTTCTTTTTTCCATTTTACGACCTCTACTTTTTCAATCATTTTAAGCGTGTCGCGTTTTAGTTTGTATTCTATTCGTGTTTCTAATCGCGTTTTAGGCACAAAAGAACGCTTGTAACGCACTATCGTATCTTTTTGGACTAGTACCCTTTCCCAAGCAATAGTATCGCTTAAAACGTAAGGAATTGAGTCTATCGAGGTTATTAAAAAAGTGTCGGCAATTTCTTCGCACTTGTAACCTTTTTTAATTGCTTTGCGTAGGTGGTAATTTGCCGAACATGAAGCTAGCAAAAACACTGAAATAAGAATATAGGCTGAAAATTTTGCCATTTTGTTATGTTATAGGCTTAAATTCTTTAGCATTTCAATCATTCTAGGACATGGGTAAATGTCGCTTTTATCTTTACGTACCGAGTTATGGGTAAAAATTCCCTTCGTGTTTTTAAATGCTTCGACGTCTAGGCCGAAAATTTCGGGGCGGTATTCCTTTGGTATGTCGTAAGTTTCACAAAGATACACTAGCAGTTGTCGCGTGCTTTCTATTTGCTGGTCGGTGTATTTATAGTAGTGTTTAAAACCTTTGTATGGCTCATCTAAAGTCGTTACCATAGACGCTGGGACTTTCGTACCGACATACGTGTAAAAGTTTCCGTCTTTTTCTTTCAAGTAACCCCAGTTACAAACCTCGATACCTACGCTTGTTTTGTTTAGGTTTTTATAAGGTTGTTTCATGGCCTTAAATTCTTTTTGATCAATACCTAAATGCCACGCCCAATGTTTAGAACTAAAGCATTGTACTATTGTGCCGTCCGAACCTACTACAAATGCCGTAGCAACACGTTCGCTTGTCCCATTCCAGTAACGACTAACTGCCTCAGCGTTGCCACTACCAGCCGTGTGGTGTAGGTAAATCTGTGTTTTAACGCTTTCTTCTTGGAAATACTGGGTTTCTTTAAGGCGTACTTGTTTAATTTTGGAAATATCTAATTTCATAACTTGTATTTAAAGGCGCAAATGTCCAGTTTTTTGCGCTATAAAACGGACTTTATTTTAATTCTTCTAGTTGCTCTTTGCTACGTTTAACAAAGGCTATAAACTTGTCCCAAACATTAATACCCGTTACGCTATGGTAGCTTTCGTTAATGCTTTTTACTTCGGTTACTACGCAAAAGAAAGTAAACATTTTTGTTAACACTAAATCCACCGCAATAAAATTACCTAGAATGTCTGCAACTACGTACTTTTCAAGTAAGAAAATAAATACAATAGCCCCCGAATAAAGAAGGCTTTTGCTAATTGTATGGCTTAAACGGCGTGAACGTATAGAAGACCAGCCCGACTTTTTAACGCTGCGCCAAATGCCAAAACACGTATCCAAAATGATAGCTAGAACGGCAATAAAAACAAGCGGCTTAACGGGTGCTAAAACAGACAACAAAGCAAAGGCTAAAATTTGGGCTTTTGTAGTCATTAAAAAACCATTATAGCGTTATTATATCCGTTGTCGTTATAACGTTGCCCACAACGTCCGTAACACCTTCCTACGCAGTCGCACGCGTCAATCTGTGGGCGTAAATCTGTGTCGCGGTTTTCTTTGCTAGTAAATAACGGAAATAAATTTTTGTTAGCAAGTAACCATTTCGACAAACGCGCCTCAAAGAAACTAGCCTTTTGTGCGTAGTGCTCCATAGAAAACGCTACTTCGGCACGTGAAACGCTACTAGAAAAGTCCCCGAACTGGGTTTGCAAACCTTTGTTTTTAAGTTGGTACGAAAGGCCAAAAACAGCGTCTTCAGCCGAACGCCACGCTACTACTGGCTGAATAAAAGCTACAAGTTCTTCTTCGTCGTTTGTTAACGTTTGGTCGTTATAAGCGGCTAGTAGGTAGTTGTAAAACACCGAACCCAGAATAGGCTGCACGCGTAAGTCCGACTGCGTTTTAATGTATGGCGTTACGTCTGTTACGTCTACGTTTGCCGTAATAGGCGTGTTCGTCTTTAGGTAGTTTTCTGTTATAAAGTAAATCATTGCGCGGGTGTGTTTAATGGTGGTAAACTAGCCAAAGCGCGTAGTTCGTTTGGTGTCATTTGTTCAATTACTTTTTGCGCTATACTTGCTTCTAAACTATTTAAACTATCAATAATCTTTAAAACTTTTTCGTCGCGCTCTACTATTGTGTCGTTAATTATTTGAAAGTTTTTTATATTGAACTCAGCGCTTATTCTTGAAATGTTCATTAACTCTTGGAAAATTTCCGTTACTTGTTCGCGCAAAGGAATTACAACGTTCTTTTCAAAAATTATATAGGCTTGTTTAATGTCCGAACCATTACCCAAAGAACCGCTAGTGCGAACGCCTAGTAAAATAGGATCAATAGTGTGGGCAAAACAAATTTGTTCGGTGTTTAACCCGCTTGCTTCTTGAAAAAGTTTGTCGTTTTGGTTGGTTGGTATGCTTTCAATTTTTGGTAGTTGGTCTTGACTATTCGCAAAGAACGCCACACCCTTACCCGCGTTTGCCGCGCCTTTCATTCTGTCGATAGTGTCGCGCAATACTTTCTTTTCTTCTTCGCTTTGTGGGCGTTTAGGGAAAAGCATAGCAAAAGACGGGAAAATAGAGTTTTGAATGTTTGACTTTGCAAAGTAACTTAACTCGCCCGACAAGAAAGCAAAGTTTAACGCGCTAGAATACTGCGGTAACGGGTAGTAATCTTGACCAATAGACGGCAATTCGTAAGCCCAAAGCTGGCATTTGTCCGTGTTTAGTGGGTGGTAAGGTGTTACGGGCTCTACGTCTATACGACTAGCCCAGTCGTCGCACAAATAGTAGCAGTTCTTTTTATTGTTAATACGTACCTTTTCGGGGCTTACGTTTTCAATGCTTTTTACTTTTCCTTTGTCGTCAAAATACAACTTAAAGTAAACGCGGTGGTGCATTACTAGCTGTTTGGTAACGGCTTTAACCGACTTTGCTAAGCGCATTTTCTTTTCCCACGTGTATAGCGCTAGTTTTTCTTCGGGGGTTAGCTTGTCTGTTTTAATTTCGTAGCCCGCGCCTATTGTAGCGTTAACTTTAAAGTCAATAATAGCCCCGTGAAGCGGCGACATATAGTAAAGTTGGTTTAACGTTTCAGGAAAAAGGTTGTCTTGGCCAAAAGGAATGTAGCCCGCCACTTGGTAGCGTCCGTTTACGTAGGGTAACGTAAGGTTACCGCCGCCAATTTTACCGAAAGGCGTACTAAAGGACTGGTAGCCCTCTATTACTTCGGTTTTTGTTTGTTTAAATCTATCGAAAAAGCCCATTTTTCTAGTCGTATATTGAAGAAACAGCAACGCCAGCAACTACCATGCGGCCTTCTTCTATTAAATTAAAGTCGTTTATATTCGTGTTTTCGTCTATTACAATAGGATCAGCGCTTTCGTAAACGCTGTACGTATATTGGCCTTTGATTAGCGTAACGTCTACGCCTTCTTCTAGCGTGAATAAGTTGTAACGCTGTGGCCAGTTGCTGGTGTCTGTGCCAACCCACAAAATAGGTTCTGTGGCGGTGTTGTATTCGCCCTCAAAAACGAATAAATAGTAAGGGTTTACTAACGTCGTTACCTCGCTTAACGTAAGCGCAAACGTGTTAATTTCCCCTTTGTCTATGTAAATCATAACTATATTAAAGTTCAAAAGCTTAACGTTCAAAAACACAAAACCCCCTATAAAGGGGGCTAGTGTATTCCGAAATAAAAGGGCTAATTAAACTAGACCAGCGATAATGCTAGGGTCTACTTCGTAAGCCAGGTTTTCGTTCTCAGCAACCAAAGTAAGAGAATACTTCGAGCCGTCCGCACGTGTAGTGCCCGAACCTTCGCCGTAAGCGCTAACTTGCAAGTATGGGAAATACCAGTATTTGCCGTTTGCGTCGCCTACTACTGCCGTTAAGTATTGTTGGCCAGCGCCCAATACTTTGATAGCGCGGCTTTTCTCTTGGTCGCGTCGGTGAAACATTAAGTTAATAGTTTGAGTAACGTAAGACGAACCATTAATTAAGTCAATAGTTCCTTCTTCTGTAAAGTTACCCGTGTTACGTTTGAACTCTAGCGGCACGAAAGGCGCAGAATGGGAAATAGTTGTTACCTCCCAGTTCGTACCCGTTTCGTTTGTAGTAATTCCCGTAATGTTGTCTTGTTGGTTTATTAACAAGGTATAAATACCCCCCGAGTTCCCGAGGCAGTCCTTCAAAATTTCTTCTAATGTAGCGCAAGCCATATCTGTGATTTTTAAGTTGTTAAAAAAAAGGGCGGCGTTTTATGGCCGCCCCGTATTGTTTTTAGATTGTGTCTATTTATTAGTCGAAACAAACAGAATAAACTACAATTTGCGAAGGGTTCGTGTAGTGAAAACCAGCTTTAAGGTTTGCACGTGTACGAATGTAAGGCTCAGCAACTGAGTCAGACAAGTTAACAGCTTTCAATGCTTTAGCGTCGCCTTCAGCGTCAAATGCGTAGATAAGGTCTGTTTTCAAAGCAAGAACCATAGTGCTAGTTGGCATACCTTCAGCAAGTACAATTTTAATACCCAAGAAAGTAGGCGCTAAAGGTGCAGTAACGTATGTTAAAGTATTACCAGAAGCCGCTGCAATTTGGTAGTTTACGAATACGTCGCTAGAAACGAACAAACGAAGGTCAGCGCGTTTAGCTTGTACAGCCGCTGGGCTAGCTTGGAGTACGCTAGTCATGCGAGCCAATACGTTAGTAGAGGTAATAGCGTCAGTATAGAGGCCGTTAACGTCTGCGTCTGCACAAAGTTTCTTTAAGTACCCGTCGCACAAAGACAAAACTGGGTCTTCGCTAGTAGTGTCGCCTTGCCAACGGATTAACTCTAGGTCGTTACCGATACGGCCAGCCATTTCGTTCCAGTAGTAAGACATAAAAGAAGCTACTGAAAAGTCGCCGTTTGAACCTTGCGACATTTGTAAAGCAAGGAATGATTGCTCGAGGTCAAATTGGCAAATTTGGCTCATGGCGCTTAGAGCACAAACGTCAATGTCTACTGCATCGAGGTTGTCCGTAGGGGCCGAAAAATTGCAATTTGAGGCCGCGAGCAAGTTACCAAAGGTCACGTTGGCCAATTTAGTGGCACTTTTGATCCCTGGCAAAGTACGATAGTTGTCGGCAATATCCTCAGTTAAATACGCCTTTGAGTAAAACTCATCTGGGTTAGGACATAGTAACGCGTTTGTGTCTACGTCCAAGTCAAATTTAAGATTTCTAATCATTTGTTTTGGTTTTTATTTGTTTTTAAATTGTTACTTGTTTGATGCGCGAAAGGCTTTGAACTTGTCGAATACGCTGGACATTTTAGTTTCTTTAGCCATTTCAATTTCTTCTTCTTCTTTAGCTATGCCTAGTTCTTCAATTTGGTTTTTCAAGTCAGCAACCATAGCGATAACGGCGTTAACTTGTTCTTCGAGAATAGGCAAAATGATAGCTTTGATTGCTTCGGCGTCTGTCGCTGGATCTACTGCCATTTCGGTAGCTACTTCTTCTACTACTTCTTCTTCTTCGGTTACTGCCGTGTCTTCCATAGCTACTTCTTCGGTAACTTCTTCGGTTACTTCAGCCATTTCTACTTCTTCTTTTTCGACTTCTTTAATTTCTACTACTTGGCCGTCTTTAACCACGTAAATTTTACCTTCAATAAGGTGTTCACCATCTGGGAAATTCATATTATATTGTTTTAAGTGTTTACTTAATTTCATTCCCAAAAAGCCCTCAATAGAAAAACCGACTTGTTCGTTTTTTACTAATTCGTTATAATACTCTTTGTCGGTTACTTGGGCGGTAAGCATTAACGTACCTTTAGGCACTTCGATACCATACGTGGTATATGCTTTGTCTTGGGTTGGGTTTTCGACTATCCACGCTTCTAGAATGTAAGCTGGAACGCCTTTGTTTTGGTCATGCTCTAAATTAAAAACGTTTCGGTTTTGTAGGTCTTGCATGAACTTAACGTGAATTTGCTCTATTGTTTGTTCGTCAAATTGCACGTAGTACTCGCCCGCTTCGTCGTCGCGTCTGTAAATTTCCATAGGGATCATAGCGGGGGCGGTTACCCTATACTTTAAATCGTCTGCGAATAAGTGTTTTGCTACGTTTGAAAACGCTAGCCCCTTAACTTTTATAGCTGGGTTTGACGTAAAAGCAATTTGTTCTATGCCTAAATTTTCGCCGTCGCTATACTCTGGGTCTATTGTAATTTTGTAAACGGGTAAGTCGTTAACCATAACCATATTAAAAAAGCGTTATATTTGTTCAAAAATTTATTACTATGGTTACTATTTTAAACAAAGAAATTCCTAACGAATTAAACGAGTTGACTATTCAGCAGTTCGAAGACATTACAGAAATTCATGCTAACGAAAAGCTAGACCACGTAGAAAAACACTTAGAGGTTTTTAAATACATGGGCGTACCCGAAGAAATAGAGGACGTTGATTTTGAAACTTTCAAAGATTATATTAAAGACTTTAATTCAGCAAAAGCGCCCGAAGGTATTTTATTAAAGCGTTTTGAAAACGACGGCTATACTTACGAAGCCTACCAAGACGATTGGAAATTGAGCGCTAAAGAAACGAAGCTAATTGAAAAAATACTAAACAACAAACACAAAGGCTACATTTCCGAAGTAATAGCGGTGTTGTTTAAACGTACAGACCTAACAAAAAACGAACACTATACCGACGCGCACATTAAATACAAGGCAAAAATAATTCGTGAAATGACTGCCGACGTTGCCGTTCCTTATTTAGTAGCGGTTGCCGAAACAATTAACAAACAAGTTCAAAGCCTTAATGAACCTACCGAATAGTTGGCACGACGTTAAGCTGTACCAGTTTAAAGAACTACGCGCACTTAAAGAAACAAGCGGGTTCTTTAACATTCAGCTAGAAACACTAGCCATTTTAGCGGACGTAAGTACAGACGAACTAGAAGACCTAGAAATAGACGAAATAGGCGCGTTGTTTAAGTCAGTTAAATGGGTGCTAAATGAGCCTAAAAAGGGGCTGTTTAACGAACTATTAATAAACGGACATACTTACACCTTAATGCCGTTTAAAAAACTTACGCTAGACGAATTTATAGACCTCGAATACTTCTTGCAAAACGACTATTTAATGCATATTTCGCATATTGCTTCGGTGTTTTGGCGGCGTACCGAACTAGACAAATGGGAAAACGTGCACTTTGAGCCGTATATTTTCAGCCCGTTTGATCGCCATGAAGAATTTGACGACGTAGAAATAACAAAAGTTTACGGAATAATTCCCGAATACCTAAAATATAGGGAAAATTTTATGAAGAAATACGAAGCTTTGTTTAATTCCGACGACGTAGACGAAGACGAAAAGCTAGACCCTAAAGAATTTGACAGCATAGAGGAATATAAAGACGAATTGAAAGCCCAAGAAGAAAGTAAAAAGGCTAAAAAATGGGGCTGGGAAAGTTTAATTTACGACCTTTGCGAAGGCGACTTTACAAAAATAAAGGCAGTCGGTGAACTGCCCTTAATTCTAGTTTTTAATATGTTAGCTATGCGTAAAGAAATGGGCTACCTAGAAACCCCTAAAAGTTAAAGCCGCGTTAAAGTCGCCGCCTATTGGCTCGAACGTGTAAATAATGCTTTTCTTTTCGCCTAGAATTTTAGCTACTTGTAAGATAGGGTAACGTTTGGTCATCCATTCCGTATATTGACTATAAATTTCAGCAGTAGTGCCGTCTGCGTTCAAACGTTCGGTAAGCTTTGCGCAAAGGTCAAACGGCGCCATGTTTATAGTTCCGTTATTTAGAAACCCGAAATAGTACATGGCTATAATTTGTATTTCAAGTTCTCCTAGCGCTGGTATCTTTGCGTTAATACGAACGCTGTCGTAAAGTTCGCCCGTGTCTATTAGGGCTTCTTCTGCAATGATTTTACGCAAGGTTCTAGCTACCTTATTACGTGTTTTGTAAAGTACGTTAAAAACGCCGTTGTTTGCGTATCTAGCCATTATTCACCTTTTAAGATTTCAATAAATAAATTTATATCAGTGTATTCATTGCCGTCAATAGTGCAAGTCAAGTCAAGTAGTATGATTCCCTTGTCAGTACCGATATGACATTGAGTATCGCTTATCACTTCAAAAAATCCATCTAAAAGATATTCAGTATCTAAAAAGATAAATCCGTTTTTTATGGTTGTTATATTAAGCATATTTTAAAACTCTAAATCCGTTTATAACCGAGCTATCTGCTGTGTTTGTTAGCTGTATTGCAAAAATTAAATAATATGCAGTTGCTGAATTGTAAGCCATTGTGTAACCAGCAGTCGTAAATTGTGATATGTCAGTAACGTTAGATACTCCACCAGCATTACTTGACAACGTAGTACCATCGTAAAAAAATGTCCTTTGATTTTGGTGTGTCGGAATAGTTGCACCACCTGCAACTTGATACAAGGTTGCAAATAAAGTAGCTCCCGTTAAACTGATTGAAGTGTTTATATATACTCTATAGTTACCGCCTCCAGCAGTTCCTGTTTTACTAAATCTTGCAATAAAATCTAAAGTATTATTTGCAGCTAAAGTGTTGGCGGGAATGAGTACGCTTTGTGTTATGGTATTTGCAGTTGTTCCCGTTACAGCCGTTCCCGTTGTACCAATACCTAAATTTGTAATTGGACTTGAACCACCGCCGCTATATTGCGGAATGTTCAAAGTTGAACCAACCAAAGTAGCCGCACCACTTGTTCCCGTTGTGGTTAGTGTTATAGGGTCTTGAACTGAAACGTTACCGCTACCTAATAGCGAATTTGAGTTTATAGTTTTAATGTTTGTACCACTTACCAAAGTAGGTTGAACGGCTATATTTCCGCTACCAAGAACTGAAGTAGAATTTATGGTTTTAATGTTGACACCACTTGAAAGCGCATTTTGTTTGTTGTTAAATGCGTTCCAATCGCCCGTACTTAAATACCCGTCCGTTGCTGCTCCAGCTTGACTAATTGAAATGTCTGGAGTAGTGCCACCAGTAGAAGCAATAGGCGCCGTTCCCGTTACGTCTGTAACTCCAGAACCAGCTGCCGCATCTATTATTTCTTGTCCCGTAATGCTTTTAGATACGTAACCCGTACCAGTAAACTCGGCTATTTCTAGTAAGTCGGCAGCCGCAAGGTTTGAACCTTTAGCGGGTAGTTGGCTTATTTTAATTTTTTGGTTCATGTTTATGCAGATAAAACTAACTCAAGACCACCGAAACCACCTAATGTATTTACGGAAATTTTGTTAAAAACCTCATCGTTTTTTGGTGTAATTCGCAAACCATTCGGTACTATATCGCTACTCAAGTATTCGGCTTTAACGTCTACATAAACGCCGTTTCTAAAAATTTCTAGGTTTGTTATTTGCATATTTGAACCACGTACTATGATTTGATCTACTTTGCCTAAATAGTCAAAACCATTACTTAAATAATACGTACCATTGTTTGCGGCTAATTCGCCTAATAAATTACTGCTCATAACTATATTAATTTTCGGGTTCTACTTGTTTACGCGGCACGGCACAATCTGTCCAGTTGTTAACGGCAAACGTTGCCGACATAACCCAACCCGCCGCATAATCTAGTAAGTCGTTATTTAACGGCTCAAAAGTCGGGGTGTCTACTAAGTCAAAAGCGTAGTTTGTCGAATTGATAAAATACGTATATAGGTCATATAGAATTTGCTGGCAGTCCGACAAAATTACGTTAATGTTTTCGCGGTCTTTTTGTATTATGTCAAAACAAAAAATGTCTAGGACAAAGTCGTTCGTGTTTTCGGTGGCCAACGCTTGCACGGGCACAATAAAAACAATAGGGTATTTTTCATCCTTTGTGGCGAAATTAAACATTTGTTCTTTGAAGTCCGAACCTACTTTTTTAACTTGTACATGGTTGTTGTAAAAGTCCGTTATTTCGTTTATTAGTGCTTGATAACTTGTCATAATTCCGACCCTTGTTTTATTTTGTTTATTTTACTTTGAGTGCTTGTTATGTCGCTTTCACTTACGACCGCTTGCACTACTATATTTTGGTTTGTGTTTACGCTTTTAGGTTGCCCCGTTGTGTTTAGGTTGTTACCTTGTCCGAACATTTGAACGGCGGGTGTTAAAGGTGTAACGCTAGTAGAAGACGAACCACTAGAATTTGTTGTACTACCACCACCACTAACAGAACCGCTAGGGCTAGATAATAATGCTTTAGCTTTAGCTACATTTGCTAAAATTTGTACCAAACCGCTAGCATATTGTGCAATACCAGCCGCGCCACCAGTTACCGCATTTAATGGGTTGGCTTGCGAAGTTGCCATTAAGGCACTTATCGCTTTTGCCGTATCTATTCCTATTTGTATTAATGCTTGGGCTTTATTAAATTTTTCTATTTTTTTTTGATCTTTTATAAACATATCCCCAAGTGCGGCTATGCCAGTAGTGACTTCACTAGCTATTTGTATTTTAGCGTCTCTTAATGCTTTTTCTTTTTGTATTTGGTCTAGTTTTTTTTGCTTGTCTTCGTCGTCGAATTTTTTATTAATTGCAGCTTCTTCTTTACGTTGTTTTTCTATTAATGCGTTTGTGTCCATGCCGTACTGCTCGGCTAGGGCTATCAATTCAAAGTAACGTGTTCTAACGTCGTCTAATTCTTTAGCACGTTCGGACAATTTTAGCTGTCTGTATTGTTCTTCAAAATCTTCTTGTCTTTGAAGTTGCGCATTTTCATTGTCCTTAATTGCTTTATTTATTTCTTCTTGGTGTTTTTTTTCAGTTTCTAAACGTGCTTTTGCTGCTTTATCTAATTCACTAATACGCTGTTCTTCATAAAGTTTTGTTAATTTAACTTTCTCTGCACCAGTTAAATTCTCATTTTTCTTTACGTCTTCAATTAGCCTTCTGTATTTTTCTTCAGTTGTAGCTATTTCACGCTTGACGTCGTTTTCTATTAAAGCTATTTCTATATCTTTTATTGTACGTTCCGCATCTAATCTATTTTTAGCATACGCCTTTGCATTTTCTGCTTTTTTCTTTGCCGCCTCTTTAGCCTTGTCTGCTTGTTCTTTATCATCTTCTATTTGCAGCAAAGTTCTTTCTTTACGTCCGTCCGAAAGTATTTTCTTTTCGGCTTCCATTTGTTCGCGTAATTTCTTACGGCGTTCTAGGTTGTCTTTAGATGCTATCTTTTGCAATAAAGCGTATTCCTTTTGCTGGTCGTTTAAACGCCCTTGAGCCTCTTTGCTTATTGCTTTGCTCTTAGCTATTTCTAGGTCGGTGGTATCTTTGCCCGCTGCCTTTGCTTTGGCTATTTCTATGTCGTAGGCGTCTGATATTTTTTCAGCGCGTTTCTTTGAACTTTCAGCGGCCTTTTCGTTGGCCTTTGCCATTTTTTTAGCATTTTCTTCAGCGGCAAAATTTGTCAAACCCAAGTCGTCTGTAAATTTTTTAAATAGTTTAATTATAGCATTTATGGGGGCCATTAATAAATTAAACGCTTTTTCTAAAAAACCAATTTTTTGTAAAAACATTACAATAGCCACGACAATAGCGGATATAATTGCAGCTAAAAAAAACATAGGATTGGTTAAAATTTTAACCCCTAAACTGACAAATGTTTTTCCTAAATTAGTTATGGTAGATGCAAAACCTTTAAATTGTTTTGTTAAGTCGCTAGGTTGTAACGATTTAATACTTTGGTTTAAATTAGCCGCTTCTTTAGAAGCTTTTGAAAAGTCCATGTCTTGAATAGACATAGTCAAACCCTCAAACGCGCCTTTAACTTGATCAAGGTTACTGCCAGTATTAAATTCAGCTATTTGCTTATTTATTCCCGCTAACTTTTGCTGTAACGCACCCGCTTTATCTGCTAATTCAGCAATTGCAGCTGGGTCGGTGGCATTAGCCATTTGGTCTTTTAATGACTTTAATTCCGCTTTAATTGCGGCAATGCCCGTAAGCTTTAAAGGTATTTGTACTTCATTCATAACTATATTAACCTTTTAGTAGGTGCGAATTTCTAAAGTAGTGTTGTTTAATATGTCGTCTTCGTGGGCGTGTCCGCTAGTATTGCAAGTAATTACAACTATATTTCCGTCCGTGTTTACGTAGGCGCTTGTTAAGTGGTCATGGTTTACGTTGTTAATCATTACGTAAGTACTTAACGCATCTAGCGGGTTGGTTGGTGTTCCTAGATATTCGCCAGCCGTTGTTCGTGTCCATGTAATTACGCCGAACGTGTTAGCTATTTCTAGCGCCTCTGGTGCGTTAGTTCCCGTTTGAGTAAGGTTAGCTATGTAAGCGTTGGTTTGAACCGCTATGCCGTTAATTCTAGGCGTTATAATTCCGTCTTCGTTTAGCGTGTTTCCGTCGCCTATTACTACACCTCGAACTCCTTGAGCAATAGTGTTACGCGTTCCGTAAACCGCTACGTTTGCACCCTCTAAAATTAAGTTAGCCGAAGCCATGCGCGACTGCAATACAGACGAAAGGGCAACTTGAGTTATAACGCTTGGCGCGGTTGCCCCCGTGTTGGTAATAAACGGCGCTAGTTGTATTTCGCTGTCTACGCTTATTAGTTCTACTTTGGTAAGCGTGTCCGTATTTGCGTTGTAATCTATTACCTTATTGATATTCCACCACGAATTGTCTATGCGTATTTTGTCGTTAAGTTTCAGCCCGTGTATGTCGGCCTCGCGCAACCTAAAGAACGCCGTTAACATTTTACCATCGTTAATCTGGTTTATTGTGCGTCGCCAGTAGAGGTTATAAAGGTTGTTATTTGTTAGCGTTTGCGGTTGGTAATAGTAAAAGTCGCACGTTCCGAAGTTAAGGTCGAAGCTAGGCGTATTTGCGTTGTCGAAGTGCGTAATGGCTGGGTAGGTCGTAACCCCGTAAGTTCCCGTTAGCCCGCCGTCTATTAAGTCGTAAGACCCGCACGTTTGTTCGCCTCCGTCGTAAAGAATACGAAGCCCGCTTTTAGGCGCTTGGCCGTCAATCATGGGCACAATAGCGCCGAATGTAGTAGACGTTATGGGTGTAGGGCTAAAGATTAGTTCTTTGGTATCTATGTCTTTAACGTACTCGCTGTTAAAAATGTATTCGAGTTGGCCGTAAACCTCGCGCGTCGTGTCAAAGTAAAGCTTGTTTGCGCTGTCCGTGTCTTGTTTGTACGTAAGAATTAAGCGCTTATTTGTTACGTCGGGTAAGAAGGCTAGCGTTTGTTCGCGATCCTTTGCTAGTTTCTTTGTCCAATCCTTTTCTGCGCCGTTGTCGTAGTATTCGTCGCGGTGGGTTAGTATTATATTGTTCGGTTGTTCTGGGTCTACGTCCGCAAATAAGTTGTACATTGTAAAGATTGACTTAACAAAGTCGCTTTGCTTTATCTTTTGCGGTACGTATTGGTTCATTGTAACAAACCCGCCTATCGGTTGGGTGTTACTATTTGGCGTTATTTCTGCGCGTATGTCTAAAATATCTAAATTGACATTTACACCCGCTAGCACGTTGGTTGTTGTTGTTCGCCACTTCGTGTTTCCGTTCTGCCAGTTAGTAGACAAGATGCCCGCTACCATTGTAAGAATGTCGCCCGTGTTAATATATCCAGTCGGGCTAGTTATTACAACGTTTGAATAAGCGCCGAACGTAGTAGTCCCAGACGCAAGCGGGGAATTTATCGTAATGGGTGTTAACGAAGCTATCGTACCTTGTACAGACGGGTTTAAAGCTTTGACAAACGGGAAAAAATTAATGTCTTGTGCTATTCCGTTTGCGTAGGCTCTTACCGGTAAAGCGCTAGTATTTTCAAACGTAACTTCGTACGTGATTGTAATGTTAAATTCGTAGCCTTGCGAAGCGGCGGGGTCGGTGTTAGTCGGCGCGGTGTATTGCCCCGTAGTAGGGTTAAATATGCCTTGCGTATCTAGTTCTTCTGTCCAGCCCGTAAGCGTTTCTTGAAAGGTTGTAAAGTTACCAAATGAAGGCGTTTGCGTAGTTGTCCACGTGTTACGCGCTTTAACTTTATAGTCCGTCCAGTCAATTTGGTTTTCGTCGCCGTTGTAAGGTATTAACAACTTGTCAAACCTAGCCGCTTGTAAGCCAGCCCAAGTGTAAGAAAAACCAGCGTTTGCAAATATGCGATCGAAATAAGTTTTGGCGTAGATAGCGGGTTTTAGTTGGCGAACGTTATAAAGGTTGTCGGTGTCGTATGGTAAGACGTATTTATAGCCGTTGGCTTGCGTAAACGAATAAGTAGCTATAATACTAGAGCTAACCGCGTAGTGGTCTAGGTCGCTAAAATCTATGTCGGTAAGTTCGGCGTTTGTTATGGCCGTAAATAGTTCCGCTTTCGTGTCCTTTATTAACACCTCGTAGTTAGCAACTTGTTCGTAGGCGTCCGTTGTTTGGTATTTGTTTACGCTTATAAGCTGCAAAATTGCGTCTTCTAAAATGACAACGTCGTTTTGTAAAACTTGGCAACGTGTCAACTGGGTAATGTCAAACGTACCCGCGTCTATGTTTACGTCGTAGTAATGGTTTAAAAGTTGGTTGTTGTTGTCCGTTGCTGGTAGTACAATGGTCTTCGAGAATGTACCCGTTCGCTTTGTTATGTCGCGAATTTCGCCAACTGAAAACGTCAAAGGAAAATTAACGTCGGGGCGCACGTCTAGCACGCCACTATCTAAAACTATTTTAACCATTTATCGCGTCGTTATTTGCAAGCTTCACGTTTATAGTTTGCTTTATTAGGTTCTTATTTCGTTGTTTGAATACTTCGTAGCTGTTTGTCGTTACAATGATAGGCACGTACATTGTACTTTCGGCTATGTGAACTAGACAGCCGTCTTCGTCTAGTACTGGCAACCCGTCTTCAGTCGTTACGTATTGAACAACTTTTAGAAAGCATTGCGGGCTAGTTACTAGTTCCTCGAAATACTCGGCCATGTCTTGGGTCATGTAGTTGCTATTTAACTCTAGCGTCTTTACGTTGTTAAAATTCATAGTACTAAAGCCGAACTCTTGGTAGTCGTATGTCCATTCGCCACCGCTAACAAACCCCGTAACGTCTTGGTTGTATTCCTCGCGGGTTATTTCGCCACGTTCGTAGCTTTTTAACTGAAACGCGAAACTAGAAAACGACCCCATGCGATCCAAAAAGACAACGTCGTATTCGCTAATCTGTGTACGTCGGTCTATGTCTACTCTATATTTACGGCTTTTTTGCGTGCCGTCTTCAAACCAAAATAAATAAAATGTAGTGTCGTCTTTTATTAGCGGCAAAGTTCCGACGCTAGGCGTTAACGTTCCGTGATTGTTCGGGCCTACTGCTATTTGCTGTATTGCCGCGTTGGTTACTATGGTCTTACTAAACAAGTCGCCGTTTGAGTTTTGAAATACTATCTTTTTGCCGAACCTCGCACGTGCGTTTAACCATAGGTCTTGAGCAATAGTGCAATAGAAATTTGTTAAAGGTTGGTTTGTTAGCCAGTATTTCGTCGGGTCGTTTAGGTTGTATTCTTGGTTATCCCAGTACACAAATTCAGTCCAGCGTCTAGCCCCATTAAACACGTTGCCGCTTGTTAATGTCTGTATGTCGTAGGTTACTACCTTGCGGTTGTCGGCATAGGTTACAACGCCGTCTATATTCGCGTCGGTTACGCTAGACCACGCTACGCTAATTTCGAACCATGTAGCCGAAGCGTTGGTAACAGAATGTAAACCCTCAACTAACGGGTTAGCCGTACCGCCGTCCGCTTGCGTTATGTTTATTTGGTCGCCTATTGCGAAGGTGTTTGAAACGTTCACGCGTACAAAGCCGCCCGAGTTTGTCAAGGCCGACGTGTAGCTAAACTCTGCTAGGTATTCTTCGCCCGTCTTTACTTGGTATTGGTATATGCTATTTGCCGCTTCGTGGTCTAAAGTTACCGACGGGTCAAAGTCCCAACTTACGTAACTAGATAAGAACTTCGATAGGTCAACTTCGCCGTAACCCGTACCATAGGTTGGTAGGACTTTAAAGCGGCCTATTCGTGTCGCGCCGTTGTATACGTCGAAAATGTACTTGAAGCCCGTGTTATTTTTGTTCGTGCTGTCTATAATGTACTTAACGGGATTGTAAGCGGGTGTGAACGCTTGGGGTCTTGCTATTGTAGTTTGTGCCATAACTATATTAAAATTCTAGTCCGTGTTAATTTAGAACGCAAAGTAGGCGTCGTCGGTAAAGTATTGTTCTTTAATGTAGGTCGTCGCGTACCTTACGGCGTCCATAGCGTCATCGAATAGCTTTACGGGTTCGTCCGTTATGGTATCCCCTACCTTTTTCCATTTGTAATTTGCGTATTCTTTTTCTAGGTTTTTGTCGGCTAGGGCAAACACGCCGAAGGTCTTTATATTATCAATGCCCTTTTTTACGACCTTGTTAGCGTTTAGGACATTGTAGCCCGCGTTATTCATTTCGGCAATTATTTCGGGGCGTGCGTAGTCCGCTATTATTTCGGTTTCCTTTTCTATGTCTAGCGAGGCCATGCGGTCTATAAGGTTCGAGGTTGTTAGGTAGCTTTCGTATATTACGGGTTCTATGAATATGTCCTTTTCGTGCCAATAGACGCGCATTAAAGCGGTCGGGTGGTTATAACCAAAGTCCAAGCCGTAAACAAATTGCGTAAAGCGCGAGGGGCGGTGTGGCAAAAACGTCCAGTTTGAATAGATATTAGCCTTGCTTATAGCGTGTTCGCCTAGCGCGTAAATTTGGTACAACGCTTCGTCGGTTCGTTTGAGGTCTTCTATTTGGCGTTTAATGCTGTCGGGCAAAAACGGGTTGTCTTTATACGTGCTTTTGATTAGTACGCTTTCGTCTTTTGGTAGTTCGTAAAGCCAGCTTGTAGAGTCGGACGGGTTGTAATCAAAGATTAGCTTTTGTTCGGTACGCATATTCAGCTGGGTAAAGTCGTCTAGGAATAGTTCGTTAGCCTCATTACACCATGCTACGTGGCGCTTTCGTCCGCGTATCTTTTGTTCGTCGTCTACGCTAAAGAACTCTACTATACTGCCGTTCGGGAATGTGTATATGTGTTCCGACATATTGTGGCTAGCCTTGTCGTATATGCCCGCTTCTTTGAGTACTTCGAGAAAGTCGCGCATAGCTGTTGCCCGTAACGCTGGGAATGTCTTACGAATTATAGATACCACCTTTTGCGGGTTCTGTAAGCAATAGACCATTATAAGCTGACAAAGTGAATACGTCTTACTTGAACGGCTACCCCCTTCGTTAATGATAAAACGCGCCTCGTTGTTATAAAGCGCGTCGTAGTTACGTTCAAAAACTATCGTACTCTTTAAGTCCATTACTCTAGCTCTTTGGTGTCGGGTCTTATTATGCTTATCTTAATTTCGTTTATGTTGTCGCCGTTGCTGGTTACGTCCGTCTTTTCGGTTAGGTTGTTTAGGCGGGCAACTATGTTTTGTTGGTATTGACCGACAAGCGCACCTTCGACTTGATCGTTTCGGATTTCTTCTTTAATACGCGTAACGATGCTTACGAACGCGTCGAACTCCCCTACATTATACCAATATCGGTTTATGTCTGTGGAGGTGCGGTTGCAAAACGTTTTAAACCCGTCTATGGTTAAAGGTGGCACGTGTTCTTCGTATAGTACTCCCTTATTGGTTGCTTTTGGGACTATTCTTTTTCGTGTTTTCGTGTCTTCTACGTAGGCTTCGAAAAGCTTGTATAGTTCTTCGGGTGTTTTTATGTCTTTAGGCCTTGCCATTTGGTTTCGTGTTTTTATAGTGGTCTAAAAATTGGTCTTCAGTCAGTTCTTCTACGCATAGCAAGTTTGGCATATCTGTAAGATAAACAACTAGGTGGTGTCCGTCTTTTCTTAGCTCGACTTCTACGGCATGTCCTACGTGGCTCATATTAGCCCCCATATCTATAAGATAAAACGCCATATTAAAATAGTTTTCCTATGTTACCCAATTCGTTTACTACGTCTTTATTGTTGTCGTAGTGCATATCTATGCCTAGTTCTTTTATCTTTTCTACTTTTGCTTTATTGCTACCAGTTGCAAATACTCGGTTATTTGGTATTCCTAATTCTTTGGTTCGTGTTAACATAGCTTCTTTGTCTTTACGCGCCGAAATTACGTATAAAGTATTGCCGTCTTTGATTAGTGACTGCGCTAGTTCAAAACCTTTTTTAGTGCTTAACGTGTCGTCGTAGTCAAAACTAACCTTTTTACCCGCAAATGACTTCTTGTATATGCTTAAAGCCTCGCGTTTGTGCGTTTCCCATACTCTAGTGCACACGGCGTAACGTTGGCTTTCGTCCGGAAAGCTATTTACGCTTTCTTCGTCGACCATGCAACGCTGTAAGAATTTGTCTTTTCCTTCGCCCTTAATTGGTTGTGGCATTTTTTCTGCGTTTTCGTGTTTTCTTAACAACTGGCTTCGGTTCTTCTATTGCGTCCGCTTGCGCTACTTCGTGTTCTATTCCCGTGTAGCTTATTGTTTGGCTTTCCTTTTCAAATAGGTAGCCTAAACCTAGCGTAGTGTAATAAGTGAAGCGTTTAGGGTCTATTTTGTCAATCTCTATGCGGCGTTCACCTAAAACACTATCGTAAGTTATAATGGTTTTACCCTTGTATTCGTCTTTAATTTTCATGTTCGTCTTTTTGTATGGTTTCTACTACAAGACCTAGACCGCTTACGGCAATAAAACACCCCGTTAAAAACAAAGCGTGTCGGTATTCGCATAGCGTTATTAAAATGCCTATCGAACTTACCACTATGCCAGCGGCTATCTTACTTGTCTTTTCCATTCTTATAACTATATTCTATTTCTTTTATTCTTTGTTTCAAAGCTTTAATCATGTAGTAGGCAGACGTGCGCGGTATGTCGAAGAACTCGGCCATTTCCCTAGAAGTTTGCCGTTTGTGTTTAAAATATGCCTCAGCTATTCGCTTTTCAACTGGGCTCGTTATTTCGTCCAAATAAAGAGATATGCAAGCCATTCGCAAAGCTATCGTTTCTTCTATTGCTAGTTTGTGTTCTATTTCGGTGTCGTTGGGTTCGTCTTTTGCTACGTATTCGACGCTATGCACCTCGTCTTGTTTTCGGCTTACGGACGTAGGCCACCAAATTTGCATTTTGATTGTGTTAAGTAGGTAGCTTTTTACTTGGCTTTCGGTTGCTTCGTGGTCTTCCATTGTAGCAACGTGCAAATAAGCGTTGTTTATAATGGTATCGGCCTTAATCATGATTAAAGGTAGCTTCTTACTTATTCGTAGACGCGTTAACATATACGTAGTATAGGCCTTTACTTCGTCGTAATTCGCCGTTATGTAGGCGTCAAGCGTTTTTTTGATACCAGACAAGGAACTCATTGTAAAATTTGGTACGATCAAAAGCCGCGCACAAACAGCGGTTGTCATTTTCACGCGTTACAGCGTTTTTAATCTTTTGCAGTTTCTTTAAGTGCAACTTGCTTAACCTTGTCGGTGTTAGCACTTCGAGAATTTTGCCTATTTCTAGTTTTTCAGCCTCTGTGAGCATAGGTCAATAAAATGAGCGGTTAAACTTACTAGCGTAGCCGTTAAAAAATTACCAGTTAAAGCCCATGAAGACCAAAAGCCAACGCATTTAGGGCAACCAAAAGCGGCGTGTAGTGGTATTGTAAGGCCGTTAATAGGCAAACGGCTAAAGATTGTGTCTAAAAGTAGCTGTAAAGGCTCGAAATTAACAAGCCACCATGCTAAAGAAACGTATATTATAAAGTCCATAGTTCAAATTTACTTGTTTTTATATTGGTGTTTCGACAAGATATTAACAAAAAAGCCCCAGTTACGGGGCTTCTAGTAGTAGTTAAGCGTTTAAAGTTGGTTTCTAATTAAGTACTCGTCTAGTTTTATGGCTGTCTTTAGCGTAACGTCTTTGCCTTCTAGGAAATTCTGTATTTGAAAGCTATGGAATTTACCCGTTTTCGCTTTAATTTCTTCGGCTATTTGGTTACGTGTTTTGGACTTTAAAACCTCGCGTAGTTTGTTGCGCAATTCTATGTCGTTTATGTGCATATCTTTTTAAAATGGTAGATCGTCGTTAATAACTGGCTTGCTTTCCATTTGCGCGGGTGCTACGTAAGGTTCACTAAACGAAGCAGAAAAGAACTTTTCGCCCGTCTTTGTGTCTTTAACCCATAGGGCTACGTCCATTTCTTTGCCATTTACTACGCATTTGCCTTTATAGTCGGGGTGGTTAGGCATTTGCTTATAGTTGTTTTTGAAAATTGATCCAGCGTTGTTCTTTGTTTCCATGTTTTTAAAGATTAAAATAAATAATAAAGTTAATGATTGTAGCCAATACGACAACGCCAATTAAGACCATTGTAGCTATTGCGCCCGTTTTTTCTTTGTTAATTTTTTTGTCCGTGTTTTGATTAGTTTTTAACTCTAGGCGGGTTCGCCCCTTATTTTTTGAACTTGTCCAGCTTCGGCGGTATTCGTTTGTTAACATGGCCACTCGTTTAGCTGTGCGAATGTTTGGACGTTTGCCAGACCATTCGTAAACGCCATAGTCAATTTGGTGTATATACTTGTTTTGTTTCAAGACATAGAACACATCGAAACGTCGCGGGTAAATTTCGGCCAAGCGAAACGTTTGCTTGTCGGCCATTTGTTCAAGTGTAGCTTTGTAGCTTTCTAAATTGTATTTCATCTTATTCTGATTTAAAGGGTGTTAAAAAATTATTTATTTGGTCAAATAACCATCCTGTTAAGTAAGCCTCAGGCTCATCATTATGAAGGTCAATATCAGAATTTATATCACTGTATATGTGATTCTTTATGTGTACAACCTCGTGAGCTATGTTACTTAAATGATTTGCATCAGTAAATGCTACAACATAGTTTCTAAATTTTGGCTTATCACTAAATGTTAATGCACCATAATTACCCCAATCTCCTTTTAGCTTATATTTTTTTACAACTTCATTTAGGTCTTTGGTAAAGAT